ATATCATTAAGTGTAAAGCACAGAAGTCTCGTCTTACAAAGGAGAATTCCCAGATTGAAACACGTCTTTATTACGACCGTGGACTGGACCGCTATTACGGACTACTGGAATTGGGTGAGAAATACGGAGTCTTCACCAAGCGGGGGAATCGGATCATGGTTGGTGAATCTGCTGTTTATCCTAAGTCTATTCTCGCTGATCCAGAGAAGTATTTCACCCCCGAAGTGATGGAAGCACTTGACGAAGCAGCAGCACAGGAGTTTAGGTATGGTAGCTAATCTAACTGACTACATCAAATGCTATGATAACGTTGTGGATGAGAAGTTTTGTAGGCAAGTCATCCGCACGTTTGATGGTGATATTGCACATCAAGAATATCTTGATGAAGATAAGCGCCCAGCATTTACACAACTGAATATGACTCAACGTTTCCTAGAAAAGGATACGAAATGGATTCCAATTCAAAATAAATTGCAGGAAGTCTTTGTAGATTTCACAGAATTGTATATGAAAGAGTTGGATCTTGGTCCAGACTTTCCTCTTCGCTATACATTTGAGCAGTATCGAATTAAGAAATACAATCAAAAGTATGATGAATTCCAAGATCATGTGGATGTTGGAGACTACAATTCTGCTCGCAGATTTTTGGTATGTTTTTTGTATCTGAATACGGTGATGCAGGGTGGAAAGACAGATTTTCCTAAACTAAACCACTCAGTCCAACCAAAGTGTGGTAGACTACTCATGTTTCCTGCTACCTGGCAGTATCGCCATGCAGGACGACCAGTGCCAGTGGGCACCAAATACATCGTCGGAAGTTATCTTCACTACCTATGAGCATCGAAAATACTATTCTCAATAACCTTGTCCATGATGAGAATTATTGTAGGAAGGTGATTCCTTTTTTGAAGGATGAGTATTTTACCAGCAACGGGTGCAAGATTGTATTCAGTGAAATTGCAGAATATGTGATGGAGTATGATGCTCTTCCATCACAAACTGTATTGTCTATCCAGATTGATAAGCGAGATGATCTGAGCGAATCTTCTTTCAAAGAGGTGCAGTCTGTCATCGATAACATCAAACCCGAAGAGAATGATTTTCAGTGGATGGTAGATACTACTGAGAAGTGGTGTCAGGAGCGGGCGATCTATTTGTCCCTGATGGAATCTATCAAGATTGCAGATGGAAAGGACACTAAGAAAGACAAGGGTGCTATTCCACATATCCTATCAGAAGCATTGGCAATCTCTTTTGATAGTCATGTTGGACACGACTACATAGATGACGCACTGCTACGATATGACTACTATCACAAGACAGAAGAAAAGATTCCGTTTGATCTTGACTTCTTTAACAAAATCACGAAGGGCGGTCTTCCGTCTAAAACGCTTAACATCGCTCTTGCTGGCACTGGTGTTGGTAAGTCTCTCTTTATGTGTCATGTGGCTGCATCATGTTTACTGCAGGGCAAGAATGTCCTTTACATCACGATGGAGATGGCAGAGGAGAGGATCGCAGAGAGGATCGATGCCAACCTCCTCAATGTAAATATCAAAGATCTTTCAACATTGCCCAAGGTAATGTTTGAGAATAAGGTGACAAACCTTTCAAAGAAGACTCAAGGTAAGCTAATTATTAAAGAGTATCCTACAGCGAGCGCACATGTCGGTCACTTTAAGTCTCTTATTAACGATCTTGCTCTTAAGCGGTCTGTTAGACCCGATATTATCTTTGTGGATTACCTCAATATCTGTGCTTCCCAGAGATATAAAGGGAGCATTGTCAACTCTTACACCTATGTCAAAGCAATCGCTGAGGAGCTTCGTGGTCTCGCGGTTGAATGCGACGTACCTATTGTCAGTGCTACGCAAACCACTCGTGCAGGTTATGGTAGCTCTGATGTTGATCTTACTGATACTAGTGAATCCTTTGGTCTCCCTGCTACTGCTGATCTTATGTTTGCCCTTATTAGCACGGAGGAGCTTGAGGGTATGAATCAGATCATGTGCAAGCAGTTGAAGAATAGATATAATGATCTCAATGTCAATAAGCGTTTTTGCTTGGGTATTGACAGAGCAAAGATGAAGCTGTATGATGTAGAGCAATCCGCTCAAAAGGATTTGGTTGATTCTGGACAATCTCATGGAGATGAGGCAGAGCAGATTGACCTTGTAAAACGATTCACAACTAACAAAACATTCGCGTCCCTAAAGTATGATTGACTTTCTAAAGTATGCCAAATTTGTCAACGAGGTCACCTCGCAAGAAAGCAAAGACTATCCTCACTTTGCCGCCCGTATCTATGAATTGGCGGAAGACGGTGTTCCTACCGAGCGACTGCTTACTGCTGCTGTAGGTTTGTGTGCAGAGTCTGGTGAGTTTACCGAGATTGTAAAGAAGATGGTCTTCCAAGGTAAACCTGCCACCGAAGAAAACTTCTATCACATGAAGCGTGAGTTGGGTGATATCATGTGGTATTTCATGCAAGCATGTATGGCACTGGATGTTTCTCCTGAAGAGATTATCGAGATGAATGTGGAAAAACTTAAGTCTCGTTATCCTGGTGGTGAGTTTGATGTCCACTATTCTGAGAATCGTAAAGCAGGTGATCTTTGATGGAAGAAAACCAACCACTTATCACTGGAGATTGGAAAACTGAAACCAACAAAGTGATTGCAAAAAATCTGATGGACAATGTAGCAAAACTGACCAATGGAAACTGGTATCGAACCGAAACCCTCAACTCCAGAGGAGAGCGCACCACCAGATATATTGTTGAATTCGCCCCTTCCGAATATTCTGATGTTAATAGTGATGTTTCTGGCAACGATTAGTGTGATCGTTGCTGGTTATTTTCATGGCAAGATGCACCTACTCACTGTTTTAAAAAACGCTTTCGGAAATGTATAGTCTCTGGATCCACCTAGTAGCATTCTTCCAAGTTGTCGTGATGAATTGTATTCAACCAGTCAACTGGAAGTATTGCTACAGGGTGGACCAGTGGTTGATACCAGACATTGTAGAAGGGTATCAAATCTGGTCTGGACAGAAAAAAATCTACCAGAATGAAAAGGATTATCTAAATAGTTTGGACGATCCTTTAGAGTAGATGGCAAAGTTAAGCAAGACAGATCTGCCCAAGGTAGATAATAAAACTGGGTTGTTAAAATATTGGTGGCCATTCATTGAAATGATTGAGAAGGGTGAATCTTTCAAGCTTGGTCCTCAAGGAAATGACGGTGAAGTAATAATTGCATCCAATAACAAAGCAAACACTAGACGAATGACAGACGCAATGCGTAACTGTATTACGGTTGCTCAAGTTAAAAGATGGTTGCTCTCAAAGAGTTATCAAATGCCAACCTCAGATGGTAAGAAAGTAAAGATTACGGATCTGTGGAAAGAAAATGTGAAACCAATGAAGTCGCAAAGTAGTGATAAAATTGGTGGCAGAGATACTGAAGTTTATTCAGAAGTTTTAGCACAGTATTGTCTTGCATATGCCATTGTGTATGGCGAAGCGGCAACAATGCAAAACTCTTTGATTATCAATGGCACTGATGTCAAGATGAAACCAGAGGCATTTCGTAGTTGCAAAAGATTGATGGTGACACCAAGCACTTTTAATTTAAACTCAGAGCAATTTGTAAATAGACTGGCAAGATTTGGATCACAACCAATATCATCGTCTGAGTATTGGATGGATACTCAGGGTAAAGCAATGATGATGTTGCAGAATAAGTTTAAGTTTTCTCGATCGCATAGGGTATACAACGATAAAATTTTTGATGGAAATACTTTTACTGCAAATGTATATACTGCATACCTATTAGCAAAGAAAACTCAAAATCTTCCTGGTGAAGACAAGTGGAATCCTGCTGACATTTGGGTAATGTCACCCAAAGGAATACAAGCACAGGTGCATTTAAATAGATCTCTAAAGCAGAGAGGTAGATCTAGTATTAATGTTGCAAATAATTTTTTGATGCAACAATATAGATCGAAAGATATTGTCCCTATTTCATTGAAGAAACCTTCTGCCAGACCTCACATGGCGGTTATGAATAGCGATGAATACTTTGAAAGAATTGTTTTAGGTGGCACTAGTAATCCTACTGTAGAGATGACTGCAGATAATAGGGATGTAAAAATTAATTTTACATTAGAAACTGTGCAGATTCCTACTACTAGAGGATTGAAGGGTGCTGCTCAGGCGAGGAGAAGAGGTGCTGCAGTAAATGGTAGAGTTGTGCCTGGGTCACAGAAACACATTCGTATTAAGTATCACGTCAATAATAAAAAGATTGAGTTGGAATATACTCAAACTGGTCAACCATCTTTAGCAAGAGCAAAGATGGGATCTCTTGGTAATAAAAATTTTACAGATGTTATTAACAACACCACTAAAGAAGGTGTGCGTAAGTTGAATGATATTCAAGAAAATTATAGTGATATCGGTGTGAAAACAAATCCTTGGTTTAATGGTCAGTTAGATAAATTGGATGATGCTCAGTATGGTCGTCTGCAGGCATATGTTGGTGACCTTTGGCAAGCAATTACTAAAGATAATGCACCAGACTTTAGCAAAATTACTGAGTTAAATAACGCTGCAAAGTTATCAAGTAAAGCAATGGCAGGTGAGTTTGGTCTTTCTATTGCTGGTATTAATAATAAAAGAGTAATGTCGAGACTTATCACTCATTTATATGAAGCCTGTGCATCTGTCGCTTTTGGGTCTGGTCTTACTAAAGAAGAGCGTGCTTTAGTTGAGGGATCGGGGGATGTCCCTGCCCGTAGAATAAAATTCCATTCCAGCGTGCATGTGAAGGTTTACTAGGGACTATATAAAAACTGGCACA